GATCCCAGACATCGGTTCCAGTTGTGTCTGTCGCCGTAACGACAATCTTCGTCAAGTCGGCGTTAGCCAAGACCAATATGGCCCCCACTTGTGAGTCTGTGTCCATACCAAGTTCTATGGAAATGCTAGAAGGCAGCAGATTATAAGACACGTCAGCAATAGATGTAGCGGTACCGGCAACTGTGGTCGTCGAGCTAAAAGCGTTGTGGTTCATGGTGGAGAAGATGTTCCGCGAGCCGGAACCCACCAATACCCCGCCAGACAAGTCTGCGTAGGTGGTTTCGTCGGCAACGCCATCTTGGAGCACAAGCCTTGGAAGATGGTTGTGCCTAAGAGCGCCTAAAGACAGATCTTCGAGACTAAGTTGGTTTATACCACTAGTTGTTCCGATGGCCGATTCAAACCTGAGGTTTAGTGAATCAGCGGTAAAGTCGGAATCCGGGTCAAGGTAGGTGTAAATGATGGCCATTAGCGGAGCATCTCCAAGGCAAAAATCTCCCTATTGGCGATATAGGTGTTGCTATCGGAGGAGGAGCTTTCCATCGACGCGCGGATGTTCATGACCGCCACCTCGATAAGGTGCCTGCCCGGTGAAAGCTCTAGAATCGTGTCCACGGTCACCGGAAGCCTCGCCCCCGAAAGGCCGCCTCCACATTGGGGCGTGGCAAGCTCCGAGTCGGTATTCGGCTCGACCACAAGCCCTCTCCCTTTAAATCCACGGTAAAACTCATTAGACGAATCTCCGGTGCCTAGCACCGATTCAAACACAGTGGTCCCGTCAATCTTGAGTCCCACGCTATACCCGAAGCCTTTTTGGTCAATCCGGGCCACGCCTGTACCTGCAATAAGCTGAAGCGAGGCGCAAATCCAAACGGTTCCGCCCTTGGCCACAAAATCAAGTGACAAGCCGTTGTTGTCAAAGGTCTGCCAGCCATCGGTACTTGCGATGGTTGCCCACTTGGCCTTGTTAAGGTAGTCCAGAACGCTCGGAGACTCAGACGCGGTGTGCAGAATAAAGGCTGCGTCTTCTGCTAGCTGAGTCCGTGCGATCGGGGGCGTCTCGGCGCTGATGTTATGCTCGTCAAGAGCGCCGGAGGCTTCCGAAACAATCGGAATAAAGTTCTCATTGATACCATCAGTGTCGATGACAGCGCCCGATTTAATGTCGTATCTTGGGTATCTCCAAGCCATCTGTCACCCCGGTGTCTGTGCGCCACCGAAGTAACGCGGAGACTCGTCGAAAGATAACCCTACAAACTCCCAAGCGCCGGTTCCTCGAATGCGGAACTTAAAGGTCTCGGCTGAGGGCAGGTAGATTTGCGCCCTTGTCCAAAACGGACGGCGCTCTTTATACTTGCCCCCCGAGTCCAAGGCTTCCTCACCCCAAAACGGAGGCACATCCATAGTGGAGTAGCGAGTCGTGGTGACCGTCTCCACAACGGTGTCTCTCCAATCACGCATCACCTCTACGGTAATGTCGGCCTTCTCCGTCTCCCGGAACCAAAGGTAAAGCTTAGGTACTGTTTTTTTGGACAAAGAGGCTTGCCCGTCAAGCCACACGGTTTCGATCAGGGCTTCACGGCTGTCGATGAGGGTCGTTAGGGACTCGTCTGAGCGATTTCCCGCATGGTCTAGGAGGTAGACGCCAGAATGTCCCTCGTCGCCCGTCACAGAGCCTGCTGCGAGCATATATGAACGATGGTCTTGTGTGACACATACAGAACGAGGCTGAAAGTCAGTTCGGATGCGCCAGCCGTTGCCATCGTAGATGAAGCAGGTGTCGTTTTCAACATTGCCGTTAGTAGACACCCAGCACCGATACTCGTTAGTTTCAGAGTCATACGCCGAGCAGGCTTGTGGAAAACGCGATTTTGTGGCCCGCTTGAAGTATTTGTCCAGCGCGCCGGAAATAGGCGTGATGCTCTCGCCGTCGTAACTGTAAAAACCGTCAGACCCTAACCAGATGACATTATCTAAAGTTGTGGTCTGTAAAGACGAGGGTGCGTGACATCCGATCTCCGACGATAGTGGCTCGGGCCTAAAACGTGCCCCGTCGTCGGACACTTGTACAAGGAATGAGCTTCGGCGGGTAAACACTAAAAGCCCTTTAGGGCATCGCCAAAGACCTGTGATTTCACCGCCAGTCGCATCAGGGTAAATCTTCTCACGCGCTTTAAACGTCCCCCATTGGCCCGGCATTGAAGGCATGATGGCAGACTCTTGTCCTTCGATATTGCCAATCCATAGACGCCCAAAAGCAACCTTACAAAGCTTAAACTTTGGTACAGCTACAATGTCTAAAGCTTCACGAGTTAAAAACGAGTCCGGGATGTTATCAGGATAAATGGTCGTCACGTTGTCGGGGAGCGTGGCAAACGCATTGGCTACCGAAGCAGAGTTAAGGGCAAGCTCGTAGAACTTGACGTCCCCTGAGTTTTTGAGGTCTTTTGTCCGGTGTATGATCCGACCGACACAGTGCTCTGGTCCAGTCGGAACCCCCGCCCAAGCTATCTGCATCCTAAGCGCATCCACGGAAACGCCTATCGCCGCCGCACCCATGCCGACCGAACCGGGAAAAGCGTTGTTTACCTTTAGCTTGGCGCCTTGACGTGTAAACTGGACAGGCTCACTGGCGTTTGAAAGCGCCGACAGGTTGCCCCAACGGTCGATAAACTGAACCTTGCAGCGCCATTCTCCGGGGTTTAGCCAGCCGGTTGCCGTGACGGCAGAATCGGTAAAATCGCTAACCGTACCAAGGCGGCAATGGCCAAAGCCGTAAGTCATGCCTGAAACACCTGCGGTTCTAAGCATGTAACCTAGCCCGGAGTGAGCGTAGCCGGTGTCATTTGACCCGATAATCGTATCCGTCTGGGTAACGCCCATGTTGGAATCTTCCGGGCCGCGCGCTGAAGGCGTCTCTGGAACGTCGGAAAAGCCTAGAGGGGCAATGATTTCGCCGTCGTAAAAGTACGCCCGTCCCTCTTGGGGAACGATAACAATCCCTGTGCCTGTAGCCTCAAACTGCGTAGGAAACCGAATCGCATTGTCGTCCCGCAGAACGTCCTCAACCCCGTGCGAACTTGCGGGAGAAGATAGAAGTTGCCGCCAGTTTCGATGCCAACCCCTGAACTCCCACAGTTCGTAGCCTGTATGGAGGAGCAAAACGCTACGCTCTCTGCCGTATAGCTTGGTATGGAAGATGCCGTGCTGATGCTGTCCGTATACCGGGTACTCCGGGTACACGGTTCGGAGCGCACGAGGGTTTCCTGTTGAGCCGACAGAGGAGAGAGGACGTTCGCCCGGCGTTCCGTATTTAAAGTCTTGCTCAAACACCAAGGTGTCTTTGATGGGGACATACGCGGCTGGTCCCCAGATGGAGCGAAGGGTGCCTTCGTCCATCGGGTACATGTTCTTGATCTCATGAGCAAGCTCATTAGGAAGGAATAGCTTCCCAGCCTGTGTTCTTAGGAGATAGGGGCCAAGAGAGGCCACTCCGCGCTGGTCCGCCATGATTAAGCCTTCTTCTTAGGTCGCCCCACTTTCGGAGCGGAAGGCCGTCCAAGTTTTGCGGAAGCGGGCCGTCCCACCAAAGTAAACTGCTCCCAACGCTCAGAGTTGGGCCGGACGATTTCGGGGGCAAAGCCTGTAGCAAGCATTGTTCCCTCGATAACACCGTTAGGACTGTGTGTAATAGAGACCAGAGTCCCTTGAAGTTTACGTCCGACCGAATCAGACCAAGTATAAATCCCACCGCAAACCATATCTGCCTTCATTCTATAACCCCTCCCAAATCATCCGTTGATAAACGACGGTTCCACTTGCGCCCTGTCCGGTAGCCAGTGGCCCGTGTCATACGACGTAACACAGGTACGTCCGGGGTGCGAAGGTCACCGTATCTTTTCGATAAAGTGAGAAGAGCTTCTTGATATTTTTCTTTGCTGACCTGAGACATGACCGCATTGCCCATGTTCTCGTAAAGGTATACCATGGCACGCTCTAAGAGCACGCTCATGCACTCCGCATGGATAAGCGGGGTGTCTTGGTCGTCAACAAGCTTGGAGGGCCTCACAACGGCGCGGATCTCTGTAACGTACCGCTTGTCAGGCTTAGGGTAAAACTGCATGGTTTGATACCCGTGGATGTCACGAAGGCGGCGATTGTAATCAGGGAGAAACTCGCCAGTGTCGTACCAAATGCCGTCATTAACGCTGTCGGCGCGCATCTCTGCTAACAGAAGAAAATCTTCTGCGACATCAAGCTGTGATCGCTGAAGTCCCGCCGCCTCGTTAGCAAGCTCACCGTAGTTTGTCATGTCCGTCGATGTGCGCTTCCGGTAGATTCGGATGTATACACCACTTTGATTTAAAGACTGACGGGTGTATGTTGAGCTACTGAAGCTGATGCTGTTCAAGTAGCCCAGAGCGTAGGTAATGTTCGGCAGCGAGACCTTAATCGCAGGCAAAAAGCCCTTGACCAGCCCGTTGTGCTTAACGGCGGCTGATGCGGAAGATGGTGGAGACTCGAACCGAGGGGTTCGGAATCTGTTCCGGGCGGGGTTGTTGCCGTCGGTCGAAATAGAATAGTTGGGAAAAACTGTTGTATTCGTGATTTCCAAAGGCTGCGCGAAGCCCTCCCAACTGCCGAGGCCGGGAAGCTGAAACTCAACGTCGCGCTTGCCCCAAGTGTAGGTCACCTTATACTCAAAGGTTCCGGCAGGCTCCGGTCCAAGCCAAGCGGCAGCTACCGTGCCGCCTGTAATGGCAAGACTTGCTGCCGGTGGAACGCTTGGTCCGCGCATGTGGATATGTTGTCGGCGAAAGATGCAGCGAGGAATCCCCGAAGCTACTTGGCTAGGGGGTCCGTCAAGCTCAAACTCTTCTGCCTCCCGCTGACCGTATACGTCGAGCGGATAGTTGATGTCTTGGTCTCGAAGCCGGGCGGAGCGAAGCTCAATGAGGTCGTCCGGCAAGGCGTAAGCATCGGTGTAAATCCGGTACTTGAAGTCACCGTTGCCGTAGGTTCCGATGTCCCAAGGCGTCACCAAGGTAAAGTAATAGTAGTTGTCCGAAGCGTTTTTCCACACGGAGCGGATTTGATTTCGGATTTTAGTCCCATCGGCGGTTGTAATCTCTATGCGGCGTCCGTCCCAAGAGCGATCAAACTTCCAAGCATTAAAAGCGGCGGGCTTGGCTGCTTGCTGTGTAGACGTATAAGTAGTGCGCCATGTCCATGGATCGCGTGTCGTAGGGCTTCCGGGCAGCGTGTTAGCACCTGCCAAACGGACGTTGTCAAGAACCCCGTTGTCAACGTCACCAGCTAAAGAGGTAACATCCGGCTCTGTAGCCAGATGCACCTTAGATTCAAAGAAGAGAAACGGCGCTTCCAAGGCCAACACATTGTAGGCCCGGTTGATGAAGTTGTTGACGCGAGATGTCGCTTCAGACGACTGGGTCGGTGCCCAGTCCGCCTGAGCGAACATCGCGTCCCGAATCTCTTTGAGATTCATCTACTAGCCTAGCAAGCAATCAAAGCGTCGATGTTTGCCACCGAGCTACTGTTGATTTCTAGGGCCATGCCCATGACTGACGCCGCGTCGGTGCCGAAGTCAAGGACATCGCCTGCGCCTGAGATCTTGAGCGTCGTGCCCAGAACAACGGCACCGCCAGTGGTAGTTACCTTGCCTTTACCAGACTTCAGGACAAAGCCGTAAGACCCCGCCGCGATCTCATGCTGCGCGACACCAATCACGCGGCCCGCAACCGCAGAAGCGGTCTTACCTCGGATAGCGTTGAAGAGGGTGTAGCTATCGGCCAACTGCGCGACATCAAACTTTGCTGCTGTCGTGTCCGCGCCTCGTAGCGCAACGGTGTCCGTGTTCTTGATGTAAACCCACTCTTGGAGGCCGTTGTCGCCGTCAGGGACGGTGAGAACGAAGCCCAGAGGAGCCTGCTGCGTAGTAGTGACCGTAGTCGGGCTGATGCCCGATGCTGTAAATCCAGACATGATACCTCCTTAAGGTGTGCCTGCGCCAGTGACGACGAAGTTGGAACGAAGCTGCGTGGTGTGGAGGCCCATCATGAGCACCAACTCGTAGCGGAAGATGTCTTGGTCAGGGATTCGGAACGGTCCACGGAGGGCGAAGTCGCCCTTCGTTTCGCGAGCCGCATCGTGGCCAAGGGTAAACAGGTGCCAAGTCGGAGTCTTGAGGCCGTAGATGATGCCGTCCTGCGCAGCCGGGCTGAACAGTTTGGTTCCGGCTGCGTCCACAGCGCCGATGTCAATGGAGTCATCGAGGTAGAAGTCAGCTTCGAGGAACTTCACGCCCTGACGGACGAGAGGTGGGGCCTTGTCGCCTTCAACCTTGATCACGCGAACTTGGTCGTCCAAGTCGTCGATGTAGTTGAGGTAAGATGACTCATCACCGATCATCAGATCGACGGGACCAGAGGTCTTGCCTTGACGCGATGCGGCGAAGTACGCCTTACGCATTTGGCTACGACCGTTGACAGCAAACGAGGTGATGTCTTCGTACTGGTTGTTCCAGCCGTTGATTGTACCTTGCGTCAAACCGTGGATGGTTTTGCCGGTGGTACCTTGGTCTGCGATAGATCGCTGTTGCAAGATGCCTTGGCGGGCAGAGCCGTCGGGGGTAAACTGCGCGTTACCGTTGAGGGTAACAAAGCCGCCGACACCGTTGCCGTTTCCTGTTCCAAGCTGATTCGAGATCCGCTCGTGGAAGTCAGACAGCGCCAACTCTGGATAATGCTGAAGGATTCGTGCGAGGTCCATCTCGCCGTTGGCCTCAGCCAAGTCCTTGCCGGGAACGTCGAACGCATAGATGAGACGCGGAGCAACCACGTTTCCTCGGTGTGCGTTTTGTGTACGCCCACCAGCGATGACTTCCGAACCAGTGGTGACTTGTGTCACGCTACCGGGACCATCTGTTACAACAGCAAACTCACGCTTTGGCCCTTTTAGGGCGGCGCGCTCAAGGTTGCCGTTCATCATTACTTTTTCCATCAGGGGATGGAACTTTACAAACATCTCGCTGTATGACGGCATCAACTCATTTAGAGCAGTCGCCAATACGTCAGGTGAAATAGCCATTAGGCTCTCCTAGTTTTGGTTTTACTTAATGCACTTCGCGCAACATGTGATCTCCAGTCCTTCAAGGACATTGCGTCAGTATTAGGTGCAGTAGACTGCGCTGGAGGCCTACTTGGTGTAGTAGCCCCCGCCGTTAACTGTGCGCCCGGACGAGGCTTCGCAGCCCTTTGCCTGCCCGCAGCGGCAAACCGCAGCGCGTAAGCATCAGGAACTCCGTCGGCCTTCGCCTTTCTCGCAATCCCAAGAACATCATTCGAAAGGCGCGAGGCTTTCGCTGCGGTCTCAAGATCCCAGCCCTCTTCGAGCAGGTCTGCAAACTTTGTTGCGAGTTCATTACTCTCGAAAATATCGGAGTTTGTCTCGCGAAACGTCTGTGCGTAAGCATCTGCTTCGGCCTCAATGGCGGCCTCTACATTTGCCTTGAATCCCTCGTACTCCGTCTGCATCGAGGTGTACTTGTCGTCAAGCTCACCATACCGACCTTCCCAGTCAGACAGTTTTGTGGAGTATTCCTCTACACGAGGGTCTTCGTTGCCCCCCATAAGTGCTTCGTAAAGCCTACGAGTATGGTCCGAGGACTCTTCGTGTTCTTTAATCTTAGCATCAGACCGAGAGGTGTAGTAATCGGAAAGCTTGCTGCCCCAACCGCGCACAGGCTCTGGCAGAGCATCATGTGTGCCGTCCCAATCGTCCCACCCAAAAGCGTCATGAGAGGGGAAAGAGGCGAGGGCCGAGTCACTTTCCGTGTCGTCGGAGAGGGAGGGAGCCGAAGTGGCAGGAGCGTCATCGGAAGCGACGTCAACCGCCTCTGCTTCAACAGGCGCGTCAACTGCCCCGGACGCTGGTGCTTCAGCCCCCGCCTCAGAAAGTTCTTCATCCATGTTTTCCCTCCTCTTTATTACCCAGTTTTCTGGCGACAATAATGGTCATCGCCCGAGTTTTTTGTCGAGGGTTTGTTCCGGGGTCTTGCATCCCGGCGGGAAGAAGGCTGACTAGCTCTTGTGGAAAGCTATCGTCGTCAGGCCCCATGTCTTCCTCGTGTTCCTCTCCCTCTTCTTCGTAACCAGAGCTTTTGCCCGGTTGCTTCATGATCAGATCGTACCCGCATTCGTCCAACATCTCTTCGAGTTCCGCCTGATTCTGAGGCGGACTCTCGTTTAACTTGGAGACTAGCTTATTCATTGCGGGCATGACGACCTCATAACGCCTTTAGTGGACGTATATTTTGCTGTCAACTTTTCCAGACAACTTAGCTTTTTCTTTTCTTCGGGTCTTGCGCTTGTGTTCAAGGTCATTGTAACCTTGTTTTTTTGCTTTTCGCTCGGCTTTGGACCGCGCCATATCGTGATGGTCTTTCCATTGTTTAGAGTCTGCCGAGACAATCGCGCAGTCAGGATTATTACGCTGGTACTCGCGCCAATCAGATCCCGATTCAAAAGACTTGCCTATCTGCCCAACAACAAGAGGCTTCGACGGCATCGGCCCGATTAAGGCGACTTCGCTAATCACCGTAACCATTAACGCCTTACACTCCGGGCATGTCGTTTTACCATGGTCCGCAAGAGGCACTACGATGTCGTTAAAATAACCACACCCTTTAGGACATTTAAAATCATAGATAGGCATAATGTTCCCTCACTTTTTGTAGCCGCCACGCGACCCTCGTTTGCCAAGCATCTTTTTTACTTTTTTCTTTCGCGCGTCTTTATACATTATTTGCCTGCGGCTTTTTGTGCGGCTTTATGTGCTTCTTCAAAAGAGGCCCCGTCGAGCATCATGTCAAGCATCATTTTGATGTGCTCAGGACTGTGGTGCTCGGCGTGCTCCTTCATTTGCGCCTGTTGCTCCGGGGTCAACTTAGACTTACGCATCGTTTTTGAGGCAACTTGTTTTACGCTAGGCATTCCGGGCATTATTTTTTCCTACACTTACAGTTAGATTTCTTCTTGCGGGCTAAAGGCGCTACAAGGCGAAGGACGGAACCTGCAATATCGAGGATTTTCTTGATGGGGATACGCATTACGGCCTACCGCCACCGGGGCGCCCGGGCGGGCGCGGAGACGGGCGTGCGGGCGCGCGACCTGCTTCGTCCGCTACACTTTGTTTTGAGTTTTTAGCGCGTTGCGCCGCAGCATTCTCGGCCCGTTTTGCATCCGTAGCGTTTGTGGGAATCTTTTTCGGAGCGCCATGGCGAGTGCCACCCTTAGCCTTACGCTTCTTAGCGGAGCCTTTTCCGTTAGGACCGAGGACTGAGGCAATCGACGATGCCGCTACGTCCTCTAGGGATTTTCCAGTGCCAAGACTGTTGTACTTAAACGCCATAAGAACTTCCTACATCATGGGGGGTTCGTTTTCGCCCATCTCATCGTTTTCCGCTTCAGGAGGCAATTCATCTTCTTCTTGCGCTCGGGCGCGAGAAAGGGACTCTTCGGGGTCCATTCCCTCCTCTTCCATGCGAGCAAGGATGTCTTTCACAGCCTCATTTTCTTCGTCGCCACCAGCTTCTTTAAGAGCCTCTACCAGCATGGCCATAAGGTCATCCTCAGGAGGCGCTTCGGGAGCCGCTTTGTCTGCTTTTGAAGGCGAGTGTGCTGCAACGGCGCGTGACGCGATGCCTTCTAGCTTGCTTCTCATGTTACCATAATCCATATTTACCACCTAAACTTTGGGGAAGCCGGGACCGCCGCCCGGAAGAGGCATTTGAGGCGGTTCTTGAGTTCCCGGAGGAAGTCCGCCTGTGACGACGCTATCGACTCCCGGAGGTTGTCCCGCTTCAGCGGGCAGTCCGGCATCCATGCCCGTCATGGATTCGGCCATGCTGGTTGGGGATGGAGTTGGAGGCGGAGGCATCATGACGTCTCGAATCTGCAAAAGATCTAACAGCTTTACAATAAGCTTTTCTTTATCCACATTTGGCGCTTGCATCAACAATGGGAAGTATTGTTGGAACTTTTGAAGCTGAATGATTTTGTGGTTCTCAGTAGGAGAGTACGGCAGCGCGTCGTAATCAAAATCTAAAGGCTCTTCGTTAGGGTCACGCTGGGGGCGAAGCCGAAGCGTTTCACGACTAACGTCTAATACCTCTTGGCTTCCCGTTAGCCGGATGGCTAGTTTAGAATCAGGGTCGAGGTACTCCTCGTAAAGCCCGATGACTCTTTCTGCTAAAGATGAGACCAAGTCTTCGATTTGCTTTATTCGTCGTCCGTTTCTTGTTCGGGTCGCAGTGTCGGCAAGCGCGACCTCCGTAGCAACGTCCGCCACACCCACAACCCCCCGACTATACTGAGGGATGCCGAGGATAAACTCAATGACTTGATTGCATCGGTTACGCATCTCTGAAAACTGCGGCGAGAACGCGGGCATTGGGGTGGAGCCGATGATGTCGCGCAGCGGGGCATTCGCTTTCCCTTGGATAGAAATCATCGTGCCCGGCTGATTTGCGTCTTGCAGCGCAGTCATTATGGCTTCGGGGTTATCCGCCAGCGCCGTGTTGACGAGCATAACAGGTGTGGACGTATGCGCGTGCCATAGCTCTAGGGTGTCAATCTCATTGAGGCGCTCTTGGAGCGATTGGACTAGCTTGACGTCAGAGAGGCCTGCGAGGTCCGTCATGTTCTCGTTAAACGAGAGCATTACAAACGGATTGCGTATATAGCGATAGGGAAGCTCGCCCTCGAACAAAGGCTCTTCCACGTCATCAAGGAAGTGGTAGTACCGGCCTTCACCTTCAAAATCGTACACTTCATACACGGTCACCCACTTGTACACGTCGCGCGAGGCTTCGTTAAGGTGGCTTTTGTTGCGGGCTTGATCGCGAAGGAACGTCGGGAAGCCCCCGAAGACGGCCCGGTCAGCAACCTTGTTGTTGTACAAAGCGCCCTTGCGCCCTCGCTTTTTGGTCCTGCCCTTAAACTCGGCTTGCGTCAGAACGGTAACTTCAACAAGGTAGCGGGTGTCTTGAAACTTTGCCGCAGCCATATCAAAAAAGATATACCGAGGGTCAACAAAAAACATCTCTACGCTGTTTTTTCTAAAGTTCCAAACTGCCTTCATAAAAGCTCGCCCGCAGATAGATGCGCCGGTTGCGGTCTTCCACAGCAGGGAGTGCAGCATGTTTCTGTTGTAGGTATCGTTAATCAACGCTTCGCGAAAACGAGCGGCGTGTCGAAGCTCGTCGCGGCGGGCAAGGACTGTAACTTGCGGATTTTGCGGACACACGTTGGCGATCATCGTGTCGATAAAAGCATACGGGTAGTTGGTTTCAAAGTTGACCTCGCCTGACGAGCCTGCGCCGATGGTCGTAGAACCCGTAGGAAGCTCTTCTTCCCGATTCCAATACTCCGACATGTACCAAGACCGCCAGCGGTCCCAGTCTTGCCTCTCTGTGCGAGATTTCGAGCGATGCGCTCTAATGATCCCTTGAATCTGTTTGCCTGAAAGCGGCATATGTTACTCCCTACTATAGACCACGCTGCGCCCTAATGGCTTGTGCCTGCTCTAGTGCTTTTTGATTTGCGGCTGCTTCCTCATCTGACATATTAACAAACCCAGTGCTGGTGGTACGGACCCTGTTGAGGTTGGATTCCAAGTCCACACCAAGTAGTCTTTCCATTTCGGCAGTGAAGTTTCTTCTCTGAGTAAACGCAGAGTCCCTTCTTGTTTTCATGTAAGCCGCTCGGCTAGCTGCTACAAAGTCAGCCTCACTTACATTATCAGGTTGAATAATACCTAGATCTCTAATCTGTTGTGGAACACGGACTTCAAGAGCGTATTTCATGTCAGAAGTAACAGGAACTTCAGGGATTGGTGACGGAGGAGTTACCATGTCCCCTTCAAAGCTTTCAGGATATTCTTCGTCGTACTCGTCGGCGTAAGACTTCTCTAGAGCAACTTCTTCATCCATAGATTGTGGTGGTGCAGCCGCGTCAATAATAGCGTCAACATCTGTTTCCGAGTCCTCGGGGGCGCGTTTGGGCTGACTAGCAGCACCCATTGCCGCGCTCGCAGCTTTTGCAGTTCGTGCCTTGGACGCTGCGGCTGGACTCTTAGGTGTCGTTTGCGCGGGGGCGGAGCGGCTAGATGTACCACCTGATGAACCTGTTTTTTTGTACAAGCTTCCCTTGCCCGTCATCTCCGAGAAAATAGAGGCGTGAGCCTTAGTCCCCTTTTTGGCGACACCCTTTTTGCCGTCAGGGCCTACAAACTCGTAGTCGCCTGCGGCGTTCTGGGTGTAGCTATACCCGCCCACGCCCTTAAATGGAGCCTGCTTTGTGGCTTCGCCCTCCATCACGAACTCGTCTTCGAAGTCAGGGTCGAACTCTTTGGGGATATTTTCAAACATCGGCGTGGGACGTTCTGTTCCGGGGCGAACGCCTCTTGCTACAGCTAGCTCTCGTCCAGCTTGTATCTGGTCCTTACGTTCAGCCTCTCCTTCTGCGTCAAAAAGGCCTCCGCTTTCTTTGGCTTGAGGCATCCCCGTGCCACGATCTTTTCTTGCTGATTTTTTAGCGCCCGTGAGGGCTTTGCGCGCAGCAACTACTCGATCATCTTGTTTAAAAGCCATTGTATTTCCTTAAGCCTAAGCTATTTCGTCTGTTGTTTCCGTGACCATCACAGGGTCTTGGGCGTTTATTACTGCCGCGCCGGGGCGCTTGGGTGCTATTTTTGTACTTACGGCAGCGGCCAAGGCGTTCATGGCGGAGGCCTGAGGACCAGTAGCCGGTTTTCGCCCTACGTTCAACTTGGCAAGAGTCGCTCTGTCTTGAACACGGCCCTCGCGGGCTGTCGTTCGATAGCCATGGCGAAGATGGCGGACAAAGGCTTCGTCAGTGACGAGGCCTGAAGCCTTCTTACCCTTTTGAAAAGCCTCAGATTGTGTCAAAGCGGTAAGCATTTTCTTGTGCTCGGGGCTTGCTCCGGGCCTGAGCATGTTATCGAGCACGCTAGCCTTTTGCTCGTTCATATCCGCCATGTACTTCTTCTTGTCTTCGGGGGAGGTCAGGCCCCGATTGACTGTAAGGTCCGCCGCTTCCATAATGTCGGTAGTGCGGCCACCTGTGCTCGCAGAAGCAATCTGTTGTATCTCTGCGTTAAGCTTTCCGCCGGTCGCGGCGTTAAGGCTCTCAATGTTCTGCGACATCAATGTAAGGATGGCCTCTCTGCCTTGAGCGCCGCCCGGACCTAAGTAAGGGTTGCCTTCGGGATCTAGTTCTTGTGCAATCTCCGCAGAGCCGCCGGGTTTTAGTTTCCCCTCGGCGGCAAGCCCCTCGGCGATAGAGTTTATTGTAGGCTCTATCTCAGTGGTAAAGCCTGCTATATCCTCGGTGAAGGCCTCTTTATGAGCGCGCCGAAGCTCTGTTTTAAAGGCATCAATCGCCTCTTGGCTTCTAAGTGAACCCATTTTTCCTACTACTATGCCCCGCGAAATCGATCCACCGCTCTTTTCCGCTTGAGCAACCGCAGAGTAGGCCGCAGCGCGACCCCGGTCGTACTCTGAGATACCGCCAGATTTTCCAGTGATGCCTTCCATGTTGTCGAGGGCGTCAATATGTTCTTTGGCCTGATCGATTTGCTTGTCGATTTTTTTCTTCTCGATGTCGTTGGCGAGCTTACGCTTTTGATTGAGCAGCTTAACGCCTTCCGCCATCGCGGCCTTGTGGAAGATGACGCGCTGCTTCATCTGCTCTTTGTCGTTGCCCCCGCCGATGGCCGCCTGCGCGGTGGTCAGTTCGTTATAGGCGTCGAGAAGAGGCTTGTTAAACTTAGCCATATCGGCAGGCATGAATCCGCCCGGCATGGGAGCAAACTGTTGAAGCTGCGCGAACGTCGCCCCGCTTTGTCGGTACGCTGCCCGGCCTCCGATTGCGCCCCC